TTCAGAATTCGCTGGTATGATGCGCGGCATTGGAGAGATGCCGGAGTGGTCGAACGGGACGGATTCGAAATCCGTTGTACTGGCAACAGTACCTAGGGTTCAAATCCCTATCTCTCCGCCATATTAAAGGCCCCGAGCGCTGTATAGCCCTCGGGGCTTTTTTCGTTTGGGGGAATTTTGGGGGAATGGGGGAGCGTGTATTTCCTCCAAGCGTTCGCTATCATTCCGCCATGGCCTACTACGAAAAGCGCGGTGACGCCTGGCGTGCCCAGATCCGCCGCAAAGGATATCCAACCCTTTCCGCCACCTTTGACACCAAGGCAGAAGCCCAGCGATGGGCCGCCGAGATCGAGGGTGATATGTCGCGTGCGCGCTTTGTCGATATGCGCGAGGCCGAGAGCACCACGCTTGCAGAGGCCCTTGATCGGTACCTGTCTGAGGTCACTTCCACCAAGAAGGGGGCCAAGCAGGAGCAGGTCCGCATCAAGAAGTGGAAAGAGCACAAGCTGGCCAGCAAGGGGCTCGCTGCGATTCGCTCGAGTGACATGGCGGCGTATCGCGACGCCGAGCTCAAAGAAGGCAAGTCAACGGCGACAGTCCGTCTCAACCTAGCGGTGATCAGCCATCTCTACACGGTGGCCACCAAGGAATGGGGAATAGAAGGGCTGACCAATCCGTGCCGGGCGATCCGGATGCCGAAAGGTAGCAAGGAGAGGGAGCGGCGCCCGACGCCGGCTGAACTCACCGCGCTGTATAAGGCAGCTGGCCAGATGAATGCCCAGCTCCCAGTGTTCATTGAATTGGCGGTTGAGACGGCGATGCGCCGGTCCGAGCTGCTGATGCTGCGCCGCGACCAGGTGCGCGGCAAAGTGGCGTACCTAGAGGACACCAAGAACGGCGAGCGGCGCGCTGTGCCGTTGTCTTCCCGGGCAATTTCCCTGCTTGAGGGGCTGCCCACGCCGATTGGTGGCGGCCGATACTTCAGCTTGGCCCTCAACACGATCAGCAACTACTTCCCCAGGGCCTGCCAGGCTGCCGGGATTGAAGGGCTACGCCTTCACGACCTTCGCCATGAGGCGACCAGTCGTTTCTTCGAGCGCGGATTCACCATGATGGAAGTCGCGAGTATCACGGGCCACAAGACCCTGGCGATGCTCAAGCGCTACACACACCTCAGCCCGCAGGACCTCGCTGAGAAACTCGGTTAACAGACAGGGAACGTTGAGTTGTCATTCAAGCCCATCGATGCTTCTGGCGCCTGCTTCGCGCGGTGCAACTTGCTCATGCTTTCAACCTTTGAACCAGGCCAGGATCACGTCAAGGATGATATCTGCCGGTCCGTTCTGGTGATGGCAGTCAGTGCGGTCGATTCATATATGCATTGGCTGGTATACGACAAACTATCTGACGTTCGAAAGGGGAAAGACCTCCCTCCGGCATTGGCTAAGTTGGCTGTTCCCTTCTCGAGCATGGCGCTTCTGGCTGACTCGGTAGTAGAGAACAGGAACAAGATTCGCCCCTGGGTGCAAGTAAAGAATGCTATGCAGAAAAAGCTGCTATCGGAGACTTTCCAGTCATTCGACCAGCTGAGTGTGGCGATGTCCATGGCAGGTATTAGTGGCGGCTGGAAGAAGATTTCCGAGAAACTTGGAGAGCCAACGGCAGCACTCAAGGCTCGGCTGAACCACATAGTTCACAGGCGAAATCAGATTGTTCATGAGGGAGATATCATGAGGAAATCCAGGCCGCGACATGTGGTGTTCAATGACATCAGCGTTGACCAGACGATCGAAGATGTTGACTGGCTGGACGATTTGGTCACGGCTATTGATCTGATCCGCTAGGCCACACGCAGAGAAGGGGGAGCTTTCCGCTTGCGACCAGTCTTTGGCTTCTGGTGCTCTCCATCCCTAAATTCGCGCAGGAACTTGCGCACGTCCTCTTTCAGCCAGCAGTGCCGGTTGCCCATCTTGAAGCTCTTGGGCAGCCACGGCACGCCGCGGCGAATCCCCTCCCTGATTGACGCCTCGGTGCGGCCCAACAACTTGGCCAAGCCCTCGACCGTCAACACCTCAGTCTCTTCACTCATACCTTCCTCCCGGCCTGACGCGTCAGGTTTTGGTTGTCACATTGATCTGTCACGTCAGGTTCGTTTCGCTGGCGGTAGGGCTGGCTTCGACTCGATGAACGAGCTGGCCGGGTTATCGCCGCCGATGTGGCGGAAGTAGTCGATCTCAACCTTCGCGCTCTCTATCAGCACACGGCTGATATCCGATACTGACTGGGCGCGCTGGACTTCCTTGGCCAAGTTGTCGTCATCGGCCTCACGCACCGCTTCAAGCTGGGCGAACAGGTGGTCGCGAAGGTCGCTGAGCTTATTTTTCATTCCTAGTCTTCCTCTTGATCTCTTTTTTCAGTTCGTTCTGCAGATGGAGGATGTCAACGATCTCCTCCGGCAGTCCTCGGTAGTGGTGGTTGTTGCGCAATTGGTGCTCGGCTCGCGTCCGCAGGCAAAGGTTATCGAGGTTGACGTTCTGGACGTTCCCATCCTTTGCCGCGACGATCATTCCTTCGGGGACTGGGCCGTTTACCTGTTCCCAGGTATGGATATGCAGTGGCTTCCACACATCGGGCTGAGCGATCTTGATTAGGGTGTACCGGCCTTTACGATGGGTAGCGCCTATCGGTCTAGGATCTTGGCCCGGCGATTCTCCCCGGGCTTCACATGCAGCCAGAAAGATTCGTCGATGTGTTTCTGATCGATGTGCCTCGGTCTTACTCAGGCCGAACAGATTGGCCCTCAGTGTGATCGCGGTCTTCGTGCGTTCTGGCAACAACACGAGCATTTCCTTGTTCGTTCGGGTCGGATAGAACTGGCGAAGGACAGCATCTTCCGCCTCAGTCCAGCGCTTGACTGGCCCGCGCCTAGTCATGGCTTGCTCCGGCCTGCAGTTCTCCGATAACCGATTGGATGCCGGCCACATAGCTGCCTGGCCGGCCTGCAGTCGCGCCGTTCAATCGCTCTACCACTACCTCGACCGGAGAGCCTCGCAGCGAGGCGACCAAATCAAGTGCCCAGTTCCTCGCTTCCAAGTACATGAAGCGATTGATGGGGCCGGCCGGAGGCTGTGCCGGGCCAGAAAATTTCCGGGCCGGCTCTGCAATCTGCGCAGATGGGAGCTTTGCAGCCGACCTCGATGCGACCGAGTTGATCTGCCCGCGACCCCGCTTGAGCCCCATCGATTCGATGATCTCCATTGCAGCTGGGCTGACATCGCGATGGCTCATGAGCACCCCCGGAAGTGGTCGGCCAGCACTCGGCGCCCGTCCAGGCCGCAGGCGGCGGACAGGTCGAGAACCTGTCCAAAGGTGGTCTCACGCTGCTGCAGAGCATCCCACAGCAGGAGCAGCAGGCCAGCCTGGCTCATGGCTGCTGCACCTGCGTGTCCTGCTGGCCCTGCATCTGGTTTGCCAGCACCAGAGCGCCGAGCAGCGCCTGCTGGCGTTGCTGCAGGTCCAGATACTCGCGGATTGCCTTCACGATAAGGCTGTTCATGCTACGGTCGTCGGCGGTGGCCGCGGCGTTCACCTGGTCGCGCATGCCATCAGGTAGGCGGACAACAAATTTGTCGGCGGTGCGGCTGTCGTAATCAAACGCCATGGGGCACCTCCTGCGCCTGGCCGGCCTGGATGCGTTCGTAGATCTCCTGGCGGTGAACGGCGACCTCCTCGGGCGCTTCGACACCCAGTCGAACCTGCATCCCCTGGACGCCCAGGACGGTGACGGTGATGTCGTCGTTGATGCGGATGGATTCGCCTATGCGGCGGGTCAAGATGAGCATGTTCAAACTCCATTTTTTGGGCAAGCCGGGGGCCTGCCGCGCTTGTTGGCTTTCGCAAAAATCGGGGTTGGATCAGGTCAGGCGGGCAGCGTTATGCCACCGCCAAGGTGCACTCTGCGCGCCGGGTTGCAATACGGGTTTCGATTTTCCGCTCGCCTTGACGACGAACGCGTGTGAATTCATCAGTGCTTGTTACGGAATGCCCAACCAACACTGCGCACAAGGTCACAACCATTGGAGAGATCAGGCCGCGCCGCATTGCTTCAGCTACGAGCTGAGCGCGTTTGATGACGCCGAGTTTGGTGCTTGCGGCAAGCAAACGCTTGTCGATGGTGTCCTTTGCTACACCGAGCTCACGGGCGGCCTCCTTACTGGTCATCCCGCATGCGACAGCCATAACGCACTGAAGCTCGCGCTCTGCTAGGCCCAGCCCAAGGCTGCCAGTCCAGTTACCAAAAGTCAGTGCGTTCATTTTTCGCTCCGTGCGGGTGGGTTGATGTGGCAAATAATGGTTTCCCTTTATTTTCCTGTCAACAGGTATACCTTTATTTTTTTGCAGCACTTCCGTAGGACGGTACCGCTTGGGTACTCTTTGCTGTATGGATATACAGTAACTAGGAGATGGTTGTGGCCCAGCAAAAAAAACAAGCGGCAGAGCAGCGCACGGAGATGACAGGTATGGAACGCTTGGTCCTGAGGGTTTCTTCGATGATCAACCATCCAATAGCTCAGACCCAGAGGTGCGTGACAGTTCACCAGCTTGATACTGATAGCGATCAGAATTGGGAGGAGGTCATGAGCATGATTGCTGAAACCCCAGGAATAGAAATGACCTTCAGTGATGATGGAAGCGTGACGCTTCAGTGGGAGGCCGATGAAGAGCAGACCTCCACCTTGGCGATGGTGGAGGCAGAAGCAGAAGAGGAGGTCGCCGCCCCGTTTTAAGGGCGGCAATTGCGCGCTGTGCCTTTGCTCGGCGCGCTACAGAAGGTTGCCGTTCCAGACGTATAGGACCTTTGCCTGGATGTAGGTCTCCTCTTTGCGGATTATCCGATCCTTATGTTTAGGGTTGTCGGAGATCATCTCGTAATGCTCATCGTCCGCGACTTGGAGGCGCTTGATGTACTCATGCCCACCCCAAGAGATGAAATACACTCCATCGCCGATGAAGTCACGAACAGTCACGTCGACAATCAATGGATCGCGATCCTTGATGGTTGGAGCCATCGATTGACCCCAGCCAGTGACGAGCTTCAGGTGATGTGGCTCTTTGAAGTCAAGCCCCAGTTCCCGTAGGTGGCTCAAGCTGACGCGAACGTCTCTGAGCATCTCCGGGTAGTCGTGCGTTACTTGGCCTCCACCCATTGCTCCTCGCACGTCATAGTGTGCAATTCGGATCATATCGCCAGCGGAGCCACGAGTAGCGCCCACCTTTGCAGAGCCGTCGCCAGGGTGTGAATCGGTCTCTTCGGCAGCTTGGAGTAGACGATTGCGCGCCTCTTCCGACAGGCCCGAGCCCGTTTTTGCCAGCATCTGCCTGACCATATCAGCAGCCGAGAGCTTCTGTATCTCCTCACCGACGAGAGCGCAGCCAGGCTCGGTTGGGGCGGGGATGCTACCCACTCCCTCCGCCAACCATAGCGCATCAACCCCGCAGATCTGGGCGATCTTCACCAGGTGGCTACTGGATCGGGAGAGCCCTCTCTCGATTTCCGAGATTGAGGCTTGCGCGATGCCAGCCCTTTCGGCCAGCTCGGTCTGGGTAAGCCCTTTCAGGCGGCGGGCGTGTTTGAGTCGATCTTTGAGTTCCATAACGCACCAATCTAATGGTTAGCCTTTTTTCTTGCAAAAAGGTATGCCTGTAAAATACAGTAAAGGCATACCTCTATTCGGCGTTAAGCCCATGAATGTAATCTTCAATGACCTGGTCAAGTTTTTTGGCGGCCAGGTGGCAACAGCGAAAGCGCTTGGCGTGACGCAAGGCACTGTCAGCGGTTGGGTGCGCGGTGTCCATGGCTGCTCTGCTGATATGGCGCTGATCATTCAGGCCAAAACTCATGGGCGTTTCGCCGCTTCGTGCATTCGTCCATCGCTGGCGGAATCGCTTCCGACCTTGGAACAAAAGGTAGCAGCAAGAAGCCATCACGCGCAGCCCAACGAATCTGCTGTGAATTTATCCAGTACGGTGCAGGTGAGCTTATGAGCGTCTACGCCGCCCAGTTTTTGCTGTCGGGCTGACTTTTCAGCAGGCAACAAAAAACCCGCTTGCCGGCGGGTTCTTTAGATCCGGTCCCTTGCCGGGGACCTTCTTGAAACGTCTTTGATTAGGAGACGGCGATATGTCGCACCCAAAAAATACCACCGCACCATCACCGGTGCAAGCAATCCTCACCAGCAAAGTGGGGTTCTTGAATGCCCCAATCAGCCCAACGGCTGATCAATTGCTCAGCGTAGATGCCGGGATGAACGCTGAGGACGCCTTGCGTGCAGCCCGCACCCTCTCTTCCGGCCTAAGCCAACTCTGCCAGCACATGCATGACAGCCTGAACATGGGCGAGATGGCGTATTGCGATGGCATGGCGGCTCTCAGCTTCCTGGGGGAGGCCGTCAGCGCACTGGTCTGGTCTGTTGAAAAGAGCGTTGCCGGCGCCGCAGGACGCGGGGGTGAGCAATGAGACTTCAAGCCGAAACTCTTTCGAGCCCTTTCGCCACGTACGGACTGCACGATGTGCTTGAGGCGTCTGGCGAAATTCCTGTGCATGAGTCCTTGGGCGCTGCCACTGATCGGCTTGAAGCCGTTGTTGCAGGACTGCGGACGTTAATGCAGGAACCCGCCGTCACCCACCATGCAACGCTCGTTTTCTATGCAGCTGAATCAGCGCTGGCGCTTGTCTATGCGGCTCATGCCGGCGTTGACCCTCAATTGGAAGGCGCGCCACAAAATGCTGCCTCGCCAGTTCGTGGCGCGGGAGGTGCGGCATGCTGACCGTACAAGCCGAACTGATGCCAGCGCCGGTTTCCGGGGTGGTGGTGCAGGATGTAATCCTCTCTGCAGACGAGATCGCTAAGTTCAACGATGCCCGGGAGGCGTTCCGAGCTATCAAAACCCTGTATTGGGCAAAGGTTGTCCCCGGTCTCGGCGGCTTCGATAACCCGGTAGTGTGCGAACTGGAGCGCCTCTTGGAGCGAGTCGTCTTCGACACTCGCAATTTCCTGTACCCACACCGCAACGCAGCTGCCTTCCATGATGCAAAGGATGTGGGAGGTGCTGTATGAGCAAGGTGATCAATTTCCCGGTTCCAACGAAAGCTGAAGTGATCAACGAGGATCATTTCGAACAATTCGGCGATGCCGCACTGATGCTTGCCTTTTTCGAGAAAGTGGCTGACGCGGTTGAGTGGATGGACGAGGGCGGCAGCATCAGTCGGCTGGACGACCACTATGTTGGCCTTGTTGAGACGTGCATGGCTCTGGCGGTGCTTTTCCGTCGGCGCACCGGGCACACAGTTCAAGAAGTCTGCTCAGACCACCTCGAGGAGCAGCGGCGCCGGCTTATGGCGGGCGAGGAGCTGAAAGAACTGATGATCCCCGTACGAGAATCCGCAATCAAGCCGCTCCCGAGTTCGGCCTTCAAGGGCCTGGGCGATCTTGAACTCGCCCAGGCCGGGTTCAACTACGTCAGGCGTGTGAGTGAGCAGATCCGGGGTAATTGCCCGCACCTGGTTGAGCTGGGTCTTGCTCGCGCGCACTCAGTTGATGCCTTGAACGCTTTCAGCTTGCTGATATCCCGGCTTGCTGACGGCGCTGTAAAGGGCGTGGAGGCATCCCTGCCGGCCATCTCCGGTCCCTCATCGGAGACTCTTCAATGAACAAAATACCGAATCCCGCCCAGGCGCTCCCGCAGCACGCTGGCGCAGCGATCATCAATGGACCCTGGCCGACCTACACCCAGTTCAAGGGTTTTCCAGAGCGCGAGCGCTGGACGATTTATGAACTGGCTAAGGCTGGTCGACGGGCGATGGAAGACAGCGGCTTCGAGATGGCTGAAACCTACGACGCCTTCGTGCGCCGCGTCACAGAGGAGCTTGATCTGTGAGCCAGGAGCGTATCCCGCGCAAGTTTCAGGGCGTTTGGATTCCAGCCTCTCTCTGGCTGGACCACTCGCTGTCCACAAACGAGAAGGTGATGCTGGTGGAAATCAGCAGCCTCGAGGATGGTGTACGCGGCTGTTACGCCACCAACGCGCACTTCGCCGTGTTCTTCGGACTGTCGGTATCTCGGGTGTCCGAGATCATCAGCGGGTTGGCTGAGCGTGGCCTGATCAAGGTTGAGCAGATCCGCGAAGGGAAGCGCGTAATCGAGCGCCGCATCCGCATCTCCAACCCCTTCGATAAACCGAAGACCCCTTCGGAAAACGCTGTGAACCCCTTCGGAAAAGGCGATGAACCCCCTTCGGAAAACACGCAGGGGAGTAATACACCTATGAGTAATACAAAGAGGGTTAAAGACTTACGTGCATCGGGGACTGAAACGGCGGCTGCATTCGAGCAGTTCTGGAAGCTGTACCCGAAGAAGAAAAGCCGCAAGGACGCCCTCAAGGCTTGGGAAAAACTCAACCCGGACGCCGAGCTTCAGTCTGTCCTGCTTGCCTCCCTGGCCAAGCATTGCGTTTCCCGAGATTGGGCCAAGGAAGGAGGCCAGTTCATCCCGAACGCAGCCACCTGGCTCAATGGCGAGCGCTGGACCGATGTTCTTCAGCCCGTTGGTGCAACCGTTCAAGGCGGCGCATTCAACAACCTCCCGCACCACACCGATGACATGTACCAGGAGAGCCACGATGGCCGCCCAAATTTCTGATCTGTTCCACCGTACCCCGGCCAAGCGCATCTTTTCCGGCGAGTGCCCGGTGCATGGCCGCGTCGATATGAGCGAAGTCGAGCAGTTGGACGGCTCGATGCTGGCGCGTGGCTGCAAGCGCTGCGCTTGGGAGGCTCTGCACACCACGCCCCGCGACTCGGCAGAGCGGGCCCTGGCCACTGCTCAGCGCAAGGCCGAGGACACCATGGCCGCGTTGATCGGCGCCGGGATCACCCCCCGCTTCGCTGCGGCCACCTTCGACAGCTATCGCGCCGAAAAAGACCCGCAACAAAAGGCGCTGGCCAAGTGCCGGGCCTATGCTGAGCAGTTCCCGGCCAACTACCGGGCCGGTCGTTCGCTCCTGCTGACCGGGAACGTTGGCTGCGGCAAGACCCATCTGGCCAGCGCGATCGTTCGCACCGTGGTGGCCGACCACTGCCGGGCGCTGATCATCCCAGCGGGGGACATTGTGAGCATTGCCCGCGCCTCGATGGTGCCCGGATCGGGCTACACCGACCGTGACGTGGCAGTCCATCTTGGCGGCTTGGATCTGCTGGTGATTGATGAGATCGGGGCGCAGAAGGGCAGCGAGTACGAGCTGGGCCTGCTGCACAGCATCATCGACCGCCGGTACCAGGCGGTACTGCCGACCGTGGTGATCAGCAACCTGAATGCAGAGGGCCTCAAGTCCTACATTGGTGATCGCGCCCTTGACCGTCTGCGTCAGAACGGCGGGCAGCAAGTGGGCTTCACCTGGGAGTCGAAGAGGGCGGCGGCATGAGGGCTCTCTATAGCGACGAGGCGGAGCACGGCGTGCTGGGCGCGGTCATTCACGCTTCGCTGCAGCAGGACGTAGGCCTGGTCGAAGACATGCTCGGCCAGATGACCTCAGCCGACTTCTATCATGCCGACAATGCGGCACTGTTCGAGGCCATGCTGGAGTGCCGCGAACAAGCCATGCCTATCGATCCGGTGACCTTGGGCGCGGTTCAGCGCTTGCTCCCGGGTGGCGACAACGTCATGGCCTATGCCGCTGAGCTGGCTAGCAAGGTTCCTTCGCTGGCCAACTGGAAGGCCTACGCCAAGCACGTCAAGGAGTGGAGTGTGATCCGGCGCATTCTTGATGTAGCAGGCGGCACTCAGGAATTGGTCCAGGCCGGCGCCCCGACCGGCGAGGTAATCGCTGCAGCCCAGCAGGCCATGGCCGACCTGCGCGATCTCGACGGCGAGACCAAGGGCTTCAAGCGGCTGGACGATTGGATGGGGGCCGCCGCGCAGTTGGTCGATGACAAGTTCAACGGCAACGCTCCCGCGTGGCCAGCCACCGGCATCGAAAAGCTGGATGAGCTGGTCCAAGGCATCCGTCCGAAGAAGGTGACGGTGATCGCTGGCCTACCCGGGAGCGGCAAGACCACGCTGGCCCTGCAGATCGCCCAGCACAACGCCGTCAAGGAGCGGAAACCCTGGCTGGTGTTCTCCATCGAAATGCCGGGCGAGGAGCTGGGCATGCGCGCCATCGCCTCGCTGGGCGGGGTTTCGCTGCATCGCTTAGACAATCCCGCAAAGATGCAGGATGACGACTGGGCGCGGATGGTCGGCGCGGTGGCGCAGGCCCAGAATGCCCCGCTGTTCGTGTGCGACGACCCCGTGCAGACCCCGGCGACCATCCGGGCAACGGCGCGCCAGTGCCAGCGCGAGCACGGCCTGGCCGGGATCGTGGTCGACTACCTCACCCTGGTGCGCGGCGACAGTGCAGGCCGGAGCCGCAACGAGGAGGTAGGTAAGATCAGCAAGGCATTGCTGCAGATGGCCAAGGAGATGGCCATACCGGTTATTGAGCTGGCCCAGTTGAACCGCGAATCGACCAAGCGTCCCGGGAAGAAGCCCCAGTCCAGCGACTTGCGCGACTCCGGCGAGATTGAGGCCGACGCCAGCTGCATCCTGATGGTGCACCGCGACATGGATACGGAGGAGGGTCAGAACGGCCTCACCGAGATCCTGATGACCAAGTGTCGCCATGCGCGGGTTGGCAGTTGCATTGTCCAGCAGGAAGGTCAGTACGGGCGGTTCGCCAACTTTGCCGGCTCGCTGCCCAGCGACGACGAGGTCGAGGCAGGTCGCGGTAGCTACGCCCAGCGCTACAAGGGGGCAGACCTGTGATCGAGCCAATCAAGATGGCGCCCTGTCCGTTCTGCGAAGGGCCGCCCTGCATCACCGCCAAGGACGAAGCCGGTACCGAGATTGCCGAGGGGCACACCTTCGACCCGGCTGACGAGTTCCCGATGGTCTCGGCGCACGTCTGGTGCCACGACTGCGGCGCACAGGGGCCGGACATCGAAACGCTGACCCTGGGCACGTTCGAGCACCTGTACGACCTGCAGGTGGTGGATGTAATGCGGATCGCCGTGGAGAGCTGGAACAACCGCCACGCGAAGGCCCGCGCCTACTACGACGCTGGCGATCAGAAAGGCCTGAACCTGTGGCCAAGGAGGGAGGCATGAGCGCCGCCAAGACCCTCACCGTCACCCTCAGTGACGCGGAGATCCGCCGGCACGCCGCCGGCGAAGTCTTCCAGCTGCGTGATACCCGCCACCGCGAACTGCGGTTCCGGTTCTCGACCGTGGACCGCTCCCGTGGCGCCTGGCACGTCGTGGTGCGTGGACGCTGGGGCAAGGCCGGCGATTACCCGGGGATCAACACCAAGACCATGCTGGCCACGCTGCCGGCCATCCTGGCGCGCCGGGCCGCCGATGCTGAAGCCAAATCTACGACCACCAGCTGGTCCACAGTGGGCGACGTGCTGGCGTGGTACCGGGATCGGATGAGTCGCGACCGCGGTCTGTCCGCCAAGCGCAAGGCCAGTGCCAAGTCGGCGCTGGACCGCCACCTGGTGCCACGCCTGGGTAACCTGCTGCTGGCCGAAACCAATAAGCAGGCGATCGACCAGCGCCTGATGTGGCCGCTGCAGGAGCGCTATGCCCTGTCCTTCGTGCGTTCGGTCTACGGCGTGCTGTCGGTCGCGTTCCGCCAGGCGCTGCGCCTGGACATGCTGCCGGCCAACCCCATGGCCTCGCTGAAGTTCACCGACTTCGTGCGGACCCGGATCAGGCCCCGGCCCGCGCGACTGCGCGGGGATGATGTGCCCGGCCTTTTGGTGGTGGTGGCCGAGCGTTTCGAGGTGGAGCCGGCGGGCTGCATGCTGGCCCTGATGATGCTGTGCCACGGTTCGCGGCTGGGCGAGACCCGGCTGGCGCGCTGGCGCAACGTCAACCTTGAAGCGGGGCGCTGGTTCATTCCGGCGAGTGACACCAAGACCAAGGCCGAGCACACGCTACCGCTGACCACCCAAGCCTGCGCACTGCTGCGCCGGTACCAGCGCCTGCAGGCCGCACAGGGCTACACCGGCCCGCTGCTGTTCCCGGGCAGCCACGGCGCACCGCTGAGCCCGAGCAAGGCCAACACCTTGTTCACCGATCTGGCCAAGGGCGAGTGGTCGAGCCATGACCTGCGCAAGGTGGCCCGCACTGCATGGACCGACCTTGGGGTGGACTACATGGTGGGCGAGCTGCTGCTGAACCACGCCATGAAGGATCTGGACGCCACCTACATCCACACCACGGCCGAGGGCCTGAAGCGTCAGGCGCTGGAGGCCTGGCATCAACACCTCGACGGGCAGGGATTCGCCGCCATTCACAGCGAGACATTGCCGGGACACAAAACCGAGCCTGCAACCTCTGCCGCTACTAACGGCGCGGGTTGCAGCATCTCACAGCATCCATCCCAAGGGAGGATGTTTAATCAAGAATCCAAGCCAGGAGATGGCCATGAGTAACGTCGCAGCGGTCATGCCGCGCAAGACCCTGACCCCTGTCGAGCGGCAGTTCCTGAAGCAGGGCAATCGCATGCTACTGGACCAAACCAATGGCCGGATCGCCTCGGCAGCCCTGATGGATATCGTGGCCGACTGGCACGGGTCCCGGGCCGCCCAGGGCTTCGAGCAATTCGCTAAGGCCTGGATCATCCAAGGCGGCGCAAAGAACAAACATGCCTACAAGCTGCTGTGCGAGCTGTTCGGCCTGGACACCGACCCAACGCCCCGGAGGGCTGCATGAATACAAGGAAACCAATTCGCCTGCCGCTGGGTGATACCGAGCAGATGCTCGAGCAGTGGGGGCTGTGGCGAATGGATGGAATGGGAGTGCCTAGCTACGTCTCCCCGGCTTGGGCGTTGATGAGGGACGCCACGCCGTCGAAGTCGAAGGGGTACGCGATCACGGATGAGTTGGCCATGGCGGTTGATGGAGCCGTGGCCAGGCTGTGCGCGCGGGACAAACAGATGGGTGACTTCATCTGGCTGTACTACGGCTCGAAGTGGCCGGCCAAGCGGATCGGCATTAAGTACAAAATGAGTGAGGCCAGCGCGCGGCAGCTCATTAAAACTGGAGTGGGGTGGATCGACTGCGCCTTGGATCGTCTGCGAGAGGCTGCGTAAAAAGGGGTTGCACGCGCGGAATAGGACTGTTTTTATAGCAGCGTGTCCAGCTTGCAACGCACCGAGACACTGACAAACCCCGGCCATTGCGTCGGGGTTTTTGTTGCGTGCAAGGCCGGTTAGAATCGCTCCTCATCTAAGGAAGATCTGAGGCTAGCCATGAAGCGCGACATGAAGCTGGTGAAAGATGTGCTGGAGTTCATCGAGTATACGGTTACCCTGGATGGGCCAACCCACTCTGAACTCATGGAAGAGGTACTGGCCAATCACGGCGTACTAGGTAGCGGTGAGGCTGAGGACGCTTTGCTTGAAGAAATTATCTACCAGGTGACTATTTTGGAGTCTGGTGGGTTTTTGGCGAAGACCGAGGTAGAGCCAAGCGGCGATCGCCCCGATGAGATCTATTACCAGCTCACATGGGCTGGGCATGACCTCCTCGACTCCATTAACAAACGTCAGTATCAATGAATCTCTTCTAGTTACTCAGGGCCCCGGCAAACGTCGGGGCTTTTCGTTATTGAGCCTCGGCATTTGCCGGGGCTTTTTCGTATTCGGCCCCACCATACCCATCGCCCCAAGCTGGGTGTGCTGTTGGGGCCGAACCTACTCCACTCCCCAAAAGGGAGGAATCGAGATGCCAAACATGCCCGAGAAGGATCCTGGCCTGTGGGCCGCTGTGCTCACCTGGGTGCTGGCCCATCAGCCTCAGTTGTATGCCGCTGGCTTGTCAGTCGCCATTGCCGTCCTCCGGGTGGTTTATGGCGGCGGCACTCGCCGGCAGATGTTTCTGGAGGGCGCCTTGTGCGGTCTCATCACTCTGGCCCTTGTGCCGCTGCTCGAATGGATGGGCTTGCCGCAGGGCATGGCCACCTTCGCCGGCGGCATGGTCGGGTTTATGGGTGTTGAGAAGCTTCGCGGCTACTCGGACCTATTTCTGTCACGCAAAGCCCAGGGGTAGAGCATGAAGTTGATCCTGAAGAGACTGAACCGCGAGGTCGAGGTAACCAGCCTCGACAGCGAGTGCCGCCATTACGTGCCCGGCGGCCGTGATCCCCAGGCCCCGTTCGCGCTGCATACCGAGGATGGCGCCGTGCTGCCAAGCCAACAGAGCACCACCTTGCACAGCGAGCCAGGCCAGCCTGTACGGCTGACAGTCGTGTTCACGGTTGACGGGAACAACCTGGCTGTTGAAGGCGATGGCCTGTAGCGGATGCGCCGCCAGGCGCGAATGGATCAACAAGTGGAAGAAGGTGGCGTATGAGCGAGCCAGATCACTCTTCGATGGTAACCCTGGCCGAGGTCAAGGTGACGCCGGAACAGATGGCGATTATCCAGCAGAACCAGCAGGCGTTCCTGTCGATCTTCAAGCAGATGCTGGCCGAGCAGGCCAAGACCAATGAGCTGCTAGCCAGCTTCCTCCAGGCGCTGGCAGACGACCAAGGTGATGAGCCTGATCCTGACGCTGAGCCACGGACCTACCTGGATGGCACGCCATGCCGTTGAGGCCTGGCACGCACAAGCCTCCTGCGCCGACTACGGCCAAGCACAAGCCACCAGAGACGCGACAGACCAGCACCGAACGCGGCTACGGGTACAGGTGGCAGCAGGCCCGAGCGGGCTACCTGCGCAAGCATCCGCTCTGCGTGCACTGCCAGCGCGAGGGAAGGGTAGAGCCAGCCACTGAGCTGGATCACATCGTCCCTCACCGTGGTGACAAGGACCTGTTCTGGTCCAGGGAGAACTGGCAAGGCCTGTGCCGGATGCACCACTCACGCAAGACGGCGGCAGAGGACGGCGGCTTCGGCAACGCCCGGCGCAGCTGATCCTGAGCGCGCACGCATGGCTCAAAAAATGACCAAAATCGACGAAATGAGACTGAATCTCGCTGCTGAGGTGGGGGAGGGTAAAGTCTGGGGCCTTTTGCTTCTAGACCGCGCCCGGAGTCGTTTTTTCGCGCCGTCAAAATTAGCTTTTTGAAATTGAAGGTTGACAAATGACCCGAGGACGGAAGCCAACGACGCCCAACCTCAAGGTTCTGGCCGGTACCACTCGCCCGGATCGCGAGGAAAAGGACGCGCCAGAGTTCGACCTGATTGATGACTTCCCTGACGCACCTCAGCACCTGAATCGAGACGGCGCCGAGATGTGGGAGAGCCTGGGCCGGCAGCTAGTTGCCGCCAAGGTGCTGCAGGTGGTCGACCTGTATTCACTGGAGCAGCTGTGCTTTGCCTGGCAGTGCTTCCGCAAGAAGGCCAAGGCCGACATGGAGGCCACGGCGGCAGAGACCACGGCGCTGAAGGCGCTGTTCTCTGAGTTCGGCATGACGCCGGCAAGCCGCCGTAAGGTTTCGTCGGGCGGGGAGCAGAAGAAGGGCAACGCCTTCGCGGGTAATGGGCGGAAGAATGCGTGACTTCGTCAAGATCGCTACCGACTACGCGAAGGGGGCTGTCGCCGACAAGAAGCGGAAACGCCACGGCAAGCTGATCCGCCAGGCTGCCCAGCGGTTTCTGGATGATCTGAAGCGAGCCAAGAAGAAGGATTGCCCCTTCATCTTCGACCCATGGCACGCGAATGACCCGTGCGACTTCATCGAGAAGCTGCACCACGTTGAAGGCAAGTGGGAAAAGCCGACCATCGTGATGCACCCGTCGCACATCTTCTTTGTGGTCCAGCTGTTCGGGTTCCGCAAACGGCAGTGGGTGTTTACTGAAGGCTGGGGCGACGACGGGAAGTTTCACCCGCGGCGGTTCACCTCGGCACTCTTCGCCGTGGCCCGGAAGAACGCCAAGAGCACGCTGTCCTCGGCCATCCTGCTGTACTGCGAATGCTGCGAGCCCGAAGAGGGCGCACAGATCATCAGCGCGGCCACCACCTTTCCGCAGGCGTCGATCATCTTCAACGCCGCCAAGCGGATGACCGAGAAGAACGCCGACCTGCGCGAGTACTTCGGGCTTGAGGTTTGGGCCAAGTCCATCAGCCGCGTTCAAACCGGGGCCAGCTTCAAGCCGATCCACGCCAAGGCATCGACCCAGGACGGCCTGAACCCATCGCATGTTGGGTTGGACGAGATCCACGCGCACAAGACTGCCGACCTGCTGAACGTTCTGCAGTCAGCCGCAGGTGCCCGGGGCAACCCGCTGTGGCTGTTCACGACGACCGAGGGCTACACCAACCCCGGGCCGTGGGCGGAAATTCGCATGTTCGCCAAGAAGCTGCTGGGCGGGCTGTTTGGCACCACCGCTGACCACTACCTGGTGGTGTTCTATGCGGTGGATGACGAGGACAAGAGCCTCGGCATCAAGGCTGACGACGACTTCGACGAAAAGGCCTGGATCAAGGCCAACCCGTTGATGGACGTAAACCCGCACCTGATGGCGGCGATCCAGAAGGAAGCCATCGAAGCGAAGCAGATGCCATCAAAGATGGCCGAGTTTCGCATCAAGCGGTTGAACCGGCCGGCCTCGACGGCTGACGGCTGGGTCGACCTGAACAAATGGCAGCAGTGCAGCGGTGAGATCGACCTGGACTGGCTTGCGCAGTACCCGTGCTGGGGAGGGCTGGACCTGGCGTCCACCCGTGACCTCACCTCGTTCCGCCTTGTGTGGGATGTCGACGGCGTTCTGTACACCTACGGGTGGCGCTGGGCGCCGGAGAGCGCGGTGGCTTTCCGCACCGAGCGGGGCACCGTGCCGTATGCCGCCTGGGTTGAATCAGGCCTGCTCAAGCAAACCGAGGGCGACGTTACCGATTACGCGGTGATCGAGGCCGACGTGAAAGCGGTCTGCGAGCGCTTCAATGTCCAGGCTATCGGCTATGACCGGTGGAACGCCACCGATCTGGTGAACCGACTGGTTGCTGCCGAGCTCCCGATGGTCGAGTTCATTCAGGGGCCAAAGTCGTACCACCCGGCGATGCAGACCCTGGAGCTGGCCTACATCTCCGGAAAGTTGGTGCACGGCGGCGACATGCTGCTGAACTGGTGCGCCTCCAACCTCATCGCCCGGCGCGACGACAACATGAACATGGCCCCGGACAAGAAACGTTCGGCGGACAAAATCGACGACATGACCGCTCTGCTTATGGCTGTGGGCGTTTCTAAGGCAGGGCAAGAGCAGCCCATTACTGACCTATGCGTGGTGCTGTGATGTTCAACTTTGGGAAAACAAAGAAGCTGGAACAGGACCTCGCAGCTATGCGCGAGGAGCTGGGCGAGCTCAAGAACAAAGAGCTCACCTGGAACGAAATGGATCGCTCCCAGTGGGCTGACTTCTTTGGCGCCGTGCCTTCCTCGGCCGGCGTGGTTGTCACCACCGAGACCGCCAAGCGCAGTGCCGCTGTTTATGCCTGCTGCCGTCTCATCGCCGGCGCAGTGGCTTTGCTGCCGCTGCCGATCTATGAGCGCACGCAGAATGGTGGGCGGGCGCGGGCGAATCATGACCTCTGGTGGCTGCTCAATGAGTCGCCGTATCCGACCCTGACCGCTTGCTCGTTTTGGGAGTGGATGCTGTCTTCCATGCTGCTGCGTGGCGATGGGCTGGCCCAGATCGTCCGAGATCGTTCGGGAAAGCCAGTGCGACTCATGCCGCTTCCCCGGGAGTGTGTATCGATCGTGCGGGTTGGCGACACGCTGCACTACTACGTGAATGACGACGGCAAGTACTTCGGCCTGGAGTCGGAGGATGTCTTGCACTTCCCCGGCTTTGGGTTCGACGGCACCAAGGGCGAGTCGGTGATTCGCTACGCCGCCCGCCAGGCCGTGGGTGCTGCCCTGGCCGCCGACGAATATGCCGGCGAGTTCTTCAGCAACGGTGCAAGCCCGAGCATAGCCATCACCTACCCGGCAGGCGTGTCACCTGGGACAGAACAACAGGACTACCTGCGTCAGCAGTTCACCGAGAAGTACACGGGCCGCACCAATCACCATAAGCCGATGCTGCTGGTGAACGGGGGCGATATCAAGCCCGTGAGCCTCACGGCCGAGGACGCCCAGCTACTTGAGACCCGCAAGTTTCAGGTGATCGAGATTGCTCGAGCATTTGGCGCACCTCCGCACATGATCGGTGAAACCTCCGCGTCCACCAGCTGGGGTACCGGCATCGAGCAGATGTCGATCGGCTTCGTCCGTTACACCCTGGGCCCGCACCTGCGACGCATCGAGCAGGAGCTGAACCGCAAGCTGTGGCCGCGCTCGACCCGCTACTTCACAGAATTCAATCGTGAGGGCCTGCTGGCCGGTGACAGCAAGACCGAAGCGGAAGTGCTCGGCAAGGCGCTGGGGGGGCCTGGATCACAAGGCTGGATGGTGGTCAACGAAGTGCGGGCCATCAAGAACCTGCCTCCTGTCCCGGGCGGCGACAAACTCTACTTTTCGACTGCCAGCCAGAAGCCGGCCAAACCCCCAGAGGCTCAGCCCGATGAACCTGATCCAACTGTTCAAGAATAACCAGGCGGCCAAGCGCGAGTTTCGGATCGTCAGCGAGGCCCGCGAGGCGACCATCTACCTCTACGACATCATCGGCGAGGACTGGTACGGCGGCGTGGCAGCCAAAGATTTCGTGCCGCAACTGGCGGCGCTCGACGTTGACACTATTCACTTGCGGATCAATAGCCCCGGCGGGGATGTGTTCGACGCCCGCGCGATGGCCCAGGCAATCAAGTCGCACCCGGCCAAGGTAATCGCCCACATCGATGGCCAGGCGGTTTCGGCAGCCACCTATGTGGCGGTGGCAGCGGATGAAGTGGAAATTGCCGAAGGCGGTTTCTTCATGATCCACAACGCCTGGACCATCCAGATGGGCAACGCCAAGGACTTCCGGGATCAGGCCGACTTGCTGGACAAGGTCGATGCCAGCATCAGCGCCGACTACGAGCGCAAGACCGGTAAGTCAGCCGAGGAAGTCCTGGCCTTGATGGCGGCCACCACCTGGATGACCGCGGCGGAGGCGCTGGAAGGCGGATTCGTTGATCGCCTGGCCGAAGGCAAGACCGCCACACAGAACCACTGGAACCTTGCCGCCTACGGCAATGCACCCAAGGCGCTGACCGAGCGCCCCGAGCCAACAGTCAATCGCGAAGCCCTTGAGCGTCGCCTTTCGCTGTTGGAAAAAATCGCGCCGTAGGCCTCGCGCCGTCGCGTAAATCCAGCCCGCCCAGTGCGGGCTTTTTTGCATCTGGAGAAAAGTTATGACCATTCAAGCAATGCGCGAG